ATGACCAGCGATTTTCGCATACGGCAGGAGAAACACCGAAGGTCGGTGCGCTCGCGCTTCTGAGCATTGACAGTCCAAGTTGAACCGCAACGCGAACAGATAGCTTTGTTCTCATCCACCCACCTACTTTACCAAGCCAGCTTGTTGAGCTGCTGTTTTGCAACACGGATCACAGAGCAATAGTCCTATGCCGTGCTGACATTTTGGCATCCTTGAACCGAATGTCAAAGGCTTTTGCTTGAACTGCTCAGCTCTGACAGCCTCGGCTTTTGTCCTTTCTTGAATTGACTTTGCCTTGCCTAAGATGTGCTTTGGCTCGATGTACTGAATCGTTGCATCTCGCTGAGCTTCAATGACCGCCTGTTTAGCCACAGGGTAGTCCAAGAAGCCTAGGACTTCGTGCCAAGCCATAATCTTCTCGCCAGAGATTTTGCGCCCGTCTACAAGGCTTAGAAACTCGATTAGTTCTGCTGTCTCAGTCTTTTGCATTTTTTAGAAACTCCCTTATTGCTTTCTTGTTTTCATCTTCTCTTGAAACCCTAGGCTTTGATTCGGGTCTTGTGGTTCTTATCCATCGTTGCCAGGTTCGTGTCCAATCAAGCTGCTTGTTGTCCTTGGGCTTTGACTTCCAGTAATCCACAAAGTTCAGGGTTGCCTTGTCAATGTCCAATTGCGGGTGCTTCTCAGTGGCCCAAGATCTCATGTCATCTGTGACCGAAAAGTCATCTGGAATTTCAGAAGCCCTATTGGTGCTTTCTTTAGAAATAGTGTTCTTAGTAATAGTCTTCTTTGTGTCCTGTTTTCCGTGTGCGGTTTTCACCGTGACGGGGTTTTGGAACGGGTCAGCAGTTGTCCATAGATAATCGGCAAAAGTGCCGTCTTCATTGTGGAGCTGATCCTTTGACCGAACCAAGTATCCAAATTGCTCAAGTTCCTCAACAGCCGATTTGATTGTGCCTACTCCAGTCTCATTTATCCGAGCTATGGAACGCAGGCTCAGGTTCCAGCCAGGCTTGTGACTCATAATCTGAGCAAGTAAGCCAATCGCCTTTAGGCTGATTCTGCTGTCACGCACCCAGTCATTCGGTATCTGGGTGTAGTGGTCATCAAAGCTGTGGTGTCCTCTAATTAGTGGCATTTTCCCTAGTCTCTCTCAGTAGCGCCAGCGCATCCAAAGCAACATCTTTGTCAAGGCTTTTAGCTAAGTTGTACTTTGGTCGCTCCGTTTGAATAGCGCGTGTTTCTGCCAGCTCGACTTCTTGGCGAGTTTGATAATGCTCAAGTCTGACATGGACAGTCTCAAAAAACCACTCCGCGTTCTTGTAGTGCTGCTTCAGCCTTGGCTCAAAGAATTTGGTTATGCCAACATAAAGCAAGCTACCCTCAGCATCGTAGAACCGATACAAAGTCTGCATCTCTCTTTTCCCTCTTTCTAGTCCGCTTCTTTATGCGGGTTCACTTTCTTCTTCCCAAACTCATCGTCTAACAAATACCAGCCATCTGCCAACCAAACAGGAACTTTCTTTGGGTCCTGTCCTTGTGTTAGCTTCCAACCGAAATCTCTACCCATCTGAGCGAATGTTGCATTTGACTCTAGCTGTCAGTTTGCTAATGAGCATATTACGATGATGTTTGATGGAACATCTCGTTCTTTAGATCCGCCCATTCCCCTTCCAAGTCTGTGTTGTGGCACGAGTGTATCGTCATCAGTTCCACAATGACAACAAATTCCTTCATCGCGTCTGATGTATTTTTGAAACTCTTTGCTATTCATCTTCCCAAGGATCGTATTTCTTTGCAGGTAGGTCTAGTCCTGTGCCAGTGTAATCAGCCGAAAAACCGATGGTCGAGCTAGTTTCGTAGTCTCTCGTTTCGGATGCAGCTTCCTGACAGTTGTGTTTCCTGCGCCATTCTCTGACTAGGGCTATCGCCCTGGCATCGTCAGTCTTGAACTTAGCCCCACATGAGCAGCTTTCAGCAATCACCTTTCAAGGCTACCAGCTAGGGTGTTCGCCACTGAAGTTCAACATTTTTGGACATTACAGCCATCATTGTTGCCTGATCTGACAGGGTTTTCATCTTGGTTTTGACCCTGTTGAACTCAGCTCTGGCTAGGTCAGCTTGTAGCTTTTGATTTACTGACTGCAACTTAGCCACAGCCTGCCTGTCAGCCACTGTCCCTTGGTTGTTTATGAACGCAAGGGAAACAGCTTTGTCGTAAGCAGCCTCGGCATCTGCCATTTTGCACTCAGCGTCATAGAGGGCGTTACTGCCCTTGTCCATCTCCGCTGTTAGTCTCTGAAGCTCCTGGATGATGTGTGTCGGTGAAATAATCTCCATTTTTTAGCCTCTCTGACTTTTCTCTTTGTAATTGCCACATTTTGTCCACATCGGGGTACTTGCCCCTAGCCCATTGCTCATTCAGACACTCCTGCACTTCCCGCAGGCTTGCTATCAGGATGTTCATTTCCAGATGATCCATTGGCAATTTTGGCAATCCTATCTAGGGTTTCTTTTGGTGCGTTGGCAGTTTTGGCTTCGCTGTATAACAGTCTAAGACCGTCAAGGTCATCGCCCATTGACTGAGCCATTACTAACCAATCCTTTAGTTGTGCAACTGGTTGCTTAGAGCGCTCTACCTTTGCCATTTCCTCACGGGATGGTCTTTTACCTTTTGGGCTAAACTCTCCACCTAAAGCACTGATAGCTCTACCGAGAGCTGATGTAGCGCAGTTCTCGACATGGCTGATTTTGTTTACAGGTGAAGTGCCGACTCGCTCCTCAGCAAAGTCCACAGTGGTTGGGTGCTTGTCAGCCTTATCGGTCCAAACCGAAGCCCTGATGATTACCTGTGTATCTGACTGACTAACGATGTCGAGCTTGAACCGACCCGCAGGAAACTTTTTCCAAAATAAATCTATGCGTTCTTGTACGGTCTGGTATTCATTGAGATTGAAGTGTGCCATTTATTTCCCTTTCTCGTGGTGCAAATAAGGTAAGCCTGCACCTCTGGCTCTAAGGCTAATTCGGTGTTCTCCGTAAATCAAGCCTCTCTTGTTGCCGTTCATAGCAGATAGGACTCTACTCTTTAGCTCAGTCATTTCCTTTTCAACACGCTCGAACTCATCAAGCTTGTTGAAATAGTGCATACCCAAATCGTCTAGGTCTACTTCGCCATCTGAGATGTTTGGGTTTAGCTTCTTGACTGTCTCAAGTGTTGAAGTTGAGCCATCCCACTGAGGCGCTCTCTCCTGGACAACATGGTTGCGGAACCGAATGGCAGCAGCAAACAAAGCGTCAGCTTCAAACTGATCCCACTCAATGTCAAACTCTTGATAACTAGATCCTGCGAGCGCAACAAGTTTTGCTTGCTTCAAACCAAATACTTGCATGTACCAAAGAACTTGAGCGCGGTAAGACTGAGGCACGGCTGTCCAGTAGTCGCGTGAAAACTTGACTTCTAGGATTCCAAACTCGCCAGTTGAGTCTGCGTAAATTGCGTCAGGGTTAGCACGCATCCAAGGTTCTTCTTTGTTTGCCCAAGTTCCTGTTGTGTAAAGTTCTAGCTCAGGATGTTCTTCCGCAAAGATTTCTGCGATTGGTGTTTCTAGTTTTGTTCCAAGTCGCATAGACATAGACGGCTCAATGCTGTCTGGAATTTGTTTTGTCTTTTTTGCCCATTTAGTGTAGGCGCTTTCCCATTGTGACAAACCTGCGATTGCTGCGATGTCCGAACCGCCGATAGCACCAGGTTCGTTGCGTAGCTCGTGCCACTCTGGGGAGCCGTTCTCAAAGTCTCCTAGGAGTACGGCATCCTGTATCTCGTTTATTACGCTTGGTAGCTTTAGTAAGGCCAAGTGTTTCCCTCTCTTTCATTTGGTCTGAATCCCACATCTACTCGGTGTGGGATTTCACATTAGCGGGTTTTATCTGTAATGTAAATCTATGCTTACCCACCGACAAATAGAACGCAAATACATCGAGCTACAAGAAGCTATCCGAGATGTGCCAGGCGGGGTTGGGTGTGCCAATGATCCTGACCTGTTCTTTCCAGAAGATTTTGAGCCTAAGTATGTAAGGCAAAAAGTAGCCAAAAGAGCCAAGATAATCTGTGCTGATTGCCCCATCAAAATAATGTGCCTTGACTATGCCGTTAGTGCTGGTATGCACGGCGTGTGGGGCGGAACCACAGATTTTGAGAGAAAACGCCACTAACCGAAACGCTAGAAAGCCCATACAAGCTGTAAACTTGCTTACCTAGACTGTTGGGCTTATCTAGGGGCAAAAAGCCTGTACGGGCGTTCTGTGGCTGTTTAGAGGCTATTCGCCAGATTGGGTGTCTGTAGGCTTGACTGCTGCCTCTACTTTTGCACCGATTCCGTACTCATCCTGGTTAGGGTCAAGGGCTTTGATAAGTGGGCCAAGAATACCTGCAAGCAAAGCTGAAACAGTAATCTGGCTTGGATCCTCGATACCTGCCAACAGCATTGCACCGACAGCAGCAAGGGCAGCTCTTAGGTAGGAGCCAAAAGCAGCTTTTAGCTGTCTGATTGAGTCCTCGGTCTTTAGTCTTTCAATAAATGCTTTCACTTTAGTTTCTCCATTGCTATCTGTGTTTTG